GCGTGGCTGAAAGATTTTCCTGTACCAAAGCACCTTTACCGCCGCCTTCACAGCCACTGCGGATTTTCAGTGTTTTAGGTGTTTCCATTACAAACGGCTGATTGTTACCACCAGTGCCAAAAGTCGCAAGCACAGTCTGTGCTTTATCAAGCGGTCCTACAAACCTTGAATCCTGCGAGTGGTTTTCAAACACCAATGGTGGATGATTTGACTGAGCACGAAGCGTAGAGGTTTTATCTTCTGTTACATCCATCCGCTCTCCACCTTGATCATTTAAGCAGATTGTGCCTGTTTCTCCAGTGCAACCCTCAGTACCTCCGGCAATTTTTTGCCACGGGCTGCGGCTCTTCTTAGAATACCCAGACAAGCCTTCTGACTCAAATAGTATTTCGCCTGCACTCCTGCCTGCAAAATCTGCGACAAGATAGATGCGTCTTCTGCGCTGGGGGACTCCCCAATATTGGGCATCGAGAACTCGCCAGGCAAGGGAGAATTCCTCTGCCACGATATTTCCTGCATTACTCCATTTGCCTTTTTTAAGTTCAGGAATAACAGCATCTTCGGTTTTGATTTTGCAGATGGCTTCAAGCACTGCTTTGAAGTCCTCCCCTTTATTTGAAGAGAACGCTCCGGGGACGTTTTCCCACACGATGTATCTTGGATATTTTCCATCTGTTGCATTCCTCATTTCTTTAATAATTCTTATTGCTTGGTAAAACAGTACCGACTGACTGCCAACCAGTCCTGCCCTTCTTCCGGCAAGGCTCATATCGGTACAGGGTGAGCCGAAGGTAATAATATCCACGGGGGTAATTTTCGCCCCATCTATTTGATTAATATCGCCTAAATGCTGTACGCTTGGCAACCGTTTTGAAGTTACCCTAATAGGGAACGGCTCAATTTCTGATGCCCATATAGGATTGATGCCGGACAATATACCACCTAAAGCAAAACCTCCTGAGCCATCAAAAAGACTGCCTAATGTTAATTTACGCATTGGCAGCCACCTCCAAAGCCCAGAAATCAAAAAATGCACTGTTCTGTGACAACTCCACAAAACGAATGCATTTTTCTGCTACCAGCTTTTCTATCCAAAGCGGTATTTTTCCCACGTTATCATAACGGCCATAAGCACCGAACATACATCGCATCCCAATATTTCTCGCTATCACAGCATCATCAAATGTATCAAAATAACCAAGATGGATTTCTTTCTGGTTTACTTTTATTCTTGCCCTGAATTTATTTCTTGGCGCATACCAGCTTACTCCACTTACTCCCGAAGTATTATTTTTCTGAATCGGCTGATTCATCTGGTTCTGCTGATGTGTGCATATGCGAAGATTACTTGAACAATTATCTAAAGTATCAAGACTAATATGGTCAACCTCATATCCTTTCAAGCAATTCAATAAATAACTGTGCAGTTTTCTGCCACGGCAATCTATAATATAGAATCTTCCACTTTCACAGCTTGCATACCATTTTACATTACTGATTTTATGAAAGGCATCTCGGTCGAATCGGAATACCATTCCATTCGGCAATTTACCATACCCCACGCTGCCATCAAAGCTGTAAACAACATTACTCATTTTTTGCCTCCGTTTCTGGTTCAACCTCCAAATCATCAAATCGGATAGTCTTGCCGTCACGAAGAACGGAAATATCTTCTGTCTGTCCATTTCTGAATTGAGCATATCTTTTCACAGCCACATCTACAAATTTTTGTTCCAATTCTACACCATAACAAATTCTATCCATCTGTTCACAAGCCATCAAGGTAGATGCACTGCCGAGAAAACCATCCAGCACAATGCCATTTGACTGTGTACATTGTTTAATCAGATACGCTATCATCGGAACAGGCTTACTTGACGGATGCCCATATCCATCTTTTTCAGAATCCTTTATTCCATCGAATTCAAAGACGGCTGTCTGTTTCTGATCTCCATACCAGATATGTTTGCCGTCTTTACGCCAGCCCCATATAATTGGCTCCATATTAAACTTCCAATCGGTGCGCATAAATGGTGCCCTTGGCTTTTTCCAAATCAGACCTGCACCGACTTTAAATCCAGCATCTTCAAACGCATCATAAAACACACGGGTTTTCATGGTTGCATAGAATTCATAGATTGATGCATCCAGTGCCATAGCATTTTTGAAGTTTGTAAATACCTTCAAAAGGAATTCATATCCCTGCTTATCATTCAAATTGTCATTTGCAATCGTGCCTGACTTATTTTTCAGTTCTACAAAATATGGGGCATCGGTACATACAAGGTTTACCTTGGTTTCTCCCAGCAGTTTTTCAAAAGTAGCCGGGTCTGTAGAATCACCACAGATAACTTTGTGCTTGCCTAATGTCCAAATATCGCCAGGCTTAGAAAAAGTCGGCTTTTTCAATTCTTCATCGACATCAAAGTCATCATCCTTAACATCATCACCGGTATTAAAAAGTTTATCTAGTTCAGCAGGCTCAAAGCCGGTTAGGGAAACATCAAAATCTGCCCCCTGCAAGGATTCGATTTCAATACGCAATAGTTCTTCATCCCAGCCTGCATCCAGAGCAAAACGGTTATCTGCTATGATGTAGGCTTTCTTTTGTGCCTCGGTTAGGTAATCCACCAATACGCAAGGCACTTCTGTAATACCCTCATCTTTAGCAGCAAGGATTCTCCCATGTCCGGCAATTACTCCATAGTTGCTGTCTATAATAACCGGATTTATAAAACCAAACTCCCTTAGGCTGGAACGAAGTTTCGTTATCTGCCCTTGGGAGTGCGTTCTTGCATTATTTACATACGGCACCAATTTACCAATTGGCACGAGTTTCATTTCTGTGGTTTTCTTGTCCACTAGCTTATCTTCCTTTCCAGTATTTTCTTAAGTCCTTTATAAGCTCCCAGCGCATCACCAGACCTAGCTTGTCCTTTTAAAGTGCATAGCTGCTGGCGAGTAAGTTTATCTTTGTGTAAGCCTATAGTATTTCTAAACAGCCTAAGATGAAATTGCTCTTCATTAGTCATTTTCTTTTCTCCCTTGAGCGTAAAAGCTGCTCCATAAAATCGTTCTGATTAGTTGGCCCAGAATATTCTGTTGCAGTGTTTTCACGAATGACTGAAAATATCTCGTTCCACAGCCTATTAGCCTGAGACAAATAATTCTGTCCAATGCTCACATAGGGTGAGGCAATAGCTCCACCAGTAGTCGGATGTTTTGCTAAATACCCAGTTGCCGTTATTATTTCTTCGCAATGTTTCCATCTAGCTGCAGCCATTGCATACCGTTCTAACATCTGCGGTGAAATAAAAGAAACACATCCGCGTTTATTAAGCCAGTCCCAGGTTTGCTCATAAATTTCTTTGGCCTGCAAAACTCGTCCATCCTTTTGCGTGGCTGAGAGCATCTCGCTAGGCCTAGGCATTTCTGCACCCTGCATATCCGGTAAATCTTTAAAGTCCATAACCATCAGAGGTCTTTTACCCGGATTTCCTTCAGCAAGCTTATCCGCCAAAGGCTTACTGGGACGTCCTCCCGTACCCGGACTGGGTCCTCTTTTTCCCAATTTTGCACCACCTCCTTAAACACCGGGGTTAATCCCCCTAAAACTTTCGCGTTTTTTTGCGTGAAGCCCCCCGCCCGTGCCTCCCTTTACAGGGTTTTGAGATTTGACCTCCCCCTACCTGCACCTTTTTTACTTGATTTTTTAAACTTTTCATACTATATTTAAGTTAGATATATTTTCTAACCAAAGTCCGAAATAGATTTGAACTGATGATTTTTGAAAGGAGTGTCACCATGTTTAAAAAAACTTTTAAACGAACCACCTTCACAATAATGTTTTTCTTGCTTTTATTTTCCTTTGCAAACATATCTTTTGCAGAAGAATCTTCTACCTCAAACTTTAAGTTATATAGCACTGCTAATATGTATAACTTTATTGAGCTCGACACACGTAGTGGGAAGATGTGGCAAGTGCAATTTTCAAATAAAGATGAATCAAGGTTTACCACTATTTTAAATAGCGTTAACTTATCCCCAGACAATGATAGTACTACTGGAAGATTCGCTCTTCATCCCACTCAAAATATGTATACTTTTATTCTCTTAGACCAAATTAATGGCAAAACTTGGCAAATTCAATGGTCCTTTGACGCGGATAAACGACTAGTACTTCCCATTATTTAAGGTGTTTTTATTTACCTTTTAAGTACTCATGGATACTCAATGATTTGCAAACATTGCTTCTGTTAGAAAGGAATAAGCTTATGGTAAAAAGACAAAGCAGGCTCCTCTCACTCGTTGCAATAACCGTATTGCTTCTTTTGTTAGCATTTGCAAACACATCCTGCATGAACAATGCATCAACTTTATACTCTCAAAATACCGGTAAGGTATTTGAGATTTATAGCACACAGAATATCTATAACTTGTTAAAACTAGACACCCGAAATGGAAAAATCTGGCAAGTGCAGTTCTCCGTCACGGACGATGCTCCCCGGGTTGTCGTTCCACTAAACCAGGTTGATTTGTCCTCAGACAACGGAAAAACTGTAGGACGCTTTTCTCTTCACCCCACCCAAAATATGTATAATTTTATTCTCCTAGACCAAATTGATGGCAGCACTTGGCAAGTCCAATGGTCCTTTGAGAAGAACACTCGAGGCATCATCCCTATCAACTAATGGAACAAATCAGAGT